TTCTAGAACACCGTCACGAATAATTTCTACTTCTTTGCCTTCAAGATGTCCCATAGTAACGCTAGCCGCCGCACCACCAGTTTTAGCTGCGTCAAGTGTTAAATCATCATCAAACTGCTCTAAATAATAATTTACATTGCCATTAACAGTACGTTTTACAATCGCATACGTTGTCGCTAATTCGTTTGCAACAGCAATATAACTGCCATCAGTTGTAAACTTAGACGGTGCTATAACATTCTGTGATTGTAATAATGAATAAACAATCATAGTTCCATCAGTATTGACCAGGTATAATCTATCTGTTTCATCTGTTGATGCTGCTCGCCTGATTGATAAATCTACTGGATCACTTAGTAAATGCGAGCTAAGAACAGATAAAGGTACTGCACCATAACTATTTGTAGAATCTGTAAACTGGAAACTAATAATAGATTTACCTTGACGTTGCACAAAAATAGTAGCACCAGCAAGTGTTTCAATCGGAACACCAGGTTTACTACCTATTTGACTTTGCCTTTTTATAAGAAATGTTGAAGGCGTAATAGGATTTATATTCGCCTGGATAACAACAAACTCACCGCCTGTTGTAAAGATTTGCAGATCAGGACCTGAGTTTATATGAGTAATTACGTTAAGTTGATTAGTATTTATTGTTGCTTCCAGGCTCTCATCATCAAGACCTGTGCCAGCATCAAAATTAAAATAGTCAACTACTTTACTACCCCATATTGTGTTCTGCCTGGATTTACTTCCACCAAAATATAATCTGCCTTCATGAAAAGCAGCACTTCTTGGCCAACCTCTTGTGCTTGACCAGGTGTTTTCGTAACCATGTTCTGATTCCCAATCGCCAGTTGCAATGGGATCTGTGCTAAAGAATGGAATTTCTACATATGCTTTCATCTCTGTTGCACTAACAAACTCAACATATCTTGCTCGGCCAAAACCATTTTTTACATTGGCATATTCATCAACAGCTGATTCAGCAAATGCTTCTATTTTATAGTTTGTTGTTGCATCTGGTGCTGTGTCCCAAGCTGGATAAACAGTCAGGACTTTTGTTGATGCAACATAATCCTCAACATGGCGTGTTTGACCAGAGCCAGTGCCAGCTGTAAGCGTTATAAACATACCGTTAGGCTGATCGTCACTTGTAAAGCTAGATGCCGCTTTAAGAGTAATAGTATCCGCACCGCCAGCTTGTGCTGAACCTGTATCAGTTGTTACTGACGTAGCTGTTATACTTATGTTGCCAGAAACATCACTTGGCGTAATCGTAAATGTAGGTTCATGTGTATCTAACGCATACGCATATTTAGGAATAAATGTTAGCGGCAAGGCTTCAAGTGTCCAGCTAGTATCGCTATTACGTACCAAACGCTGTGTCTCTAAGTCTTCATGGCAAAGAATTAATGTGTCCACAGCCTGTGTATAATTTAATTCATCTAGCATTGCTGCTGTTATGGCAGTGGCCGTAATGTAATCATTTCCGCTACCATTTATGTTTGTTTGTAAAACACCAGCCTTAAATACATATATACGTTGGTTTACAAAAACAAGTGTGTAACTGTCGTTAACGCTAAACTCAAACGGTATGATTTTAAAATCTGTAAATGTTGTGCCAAAGTCATGTATGAATTTTGTACCAGGTCTACGCCTTACACCGCCTTGCGGCTGTACAATAACATTTGTAGCTGTCTCTAATCCATTCTTGTATTGTTGTAAATCAGTTCTAGCACGAAGTAACGGATCTAGTTCACCAACACTAAAGTTTGTTTGAAACTGAATTATCCGTGCCATATTAACCCCTTACATCTACAAGAGAATAATCCTCAATAACTTGTGGTGGTTGGCCACGACTGTCAATATTCATTGCTTCACGAAACAGACCACCTCGTCCATTTTCTCCAGGTGATCCAAAAGCTAAAGATCTAAAATAGTCAGCCTTACTTACTTGATCTGTGATAACCATGCCTAACTCAGCAGCCATTGCTGTACGCAAAAAATGCACAAAATAATTTGGCATCTTGCTCTCGCTTATTGTTGCCTGGTAATCTATGTAAACTGTTTCTAAATTTGTATAGATCTGGTCACCGTATATTTCCCAGCCATAACGCAAAGGACTTTCATTTGTGCCAGAGCTGGCAAATAAAGCTCTTACACCAGAAAGCATACTACCAGGTAACTGGTAAGCATATTTCCATTCGTTTGTAGGTACAGTTGCTAATCTAGCCAGTTGTTCTTTTTGGTAAGACCAGCTCCAAGGATATCTGGATAATAAGCTATCTCTAAGATCTGGGTAAAGTCTGTCGCAAGCCTGAGCTGCGTCAGTACCTTCTGTAAAGGAAGAAAGCGGTGCGGCTCCCAGCATAATAAGTGCATCAGAACAAATTGATAAACTTGTATCGCCAGCTGCCATACTGATCTCCTTTTTTAAGAAAGGGCAGCCGAAGCTGCCCAATCAAGATTAGTCACTATCTGTGTTAGCGAGTGTTGTTCCATCGTTAACATCAACAACGCCAGCAGCGTTTGATAACACATATACTAATGTTGCCACAGCAGTTGAACCTGTTGAAGTTAAACAATAAATCAAATCGCCAACTGCTAACGTATCAGAAAGTGTATTGAAATAACCTTCTGTGTTTACAGTAGCGATAGTGTCTGTTGTTGAATAGGAATAAATAGAAGGTGCGTTACCTTTCTTACTTGCTCCTATTGTTGCAAAACCAGTTGAATCATAAGCCATCGTTTATCCTCCTATGCTTCAGTACAATTAATCTTAACGATGCCTTCATCGTCAATAGCAACGGCACCAGCAGAAAACATTGATGAAACTAAGAAAGAAGTTTTTTCTGGAATGTAATTAACTTCTGATTTCATAGCCATTGATTCTGCGTATCCCATTGCATCACGATGCCAAGCAAAGCAAGTTCTGGTTGATGGTTTAGGCACGCCACCCTCATCACGGTCACCCATGGTAAGGATTTCAAAACCCATGAACGAGCTAATCTCGCCACGGACAAGTGCCTTAACGGTTGCGAAGTCACTAGAAGTAACCTCTGTTTCACCAAGTAAAGCATCTAATTGAGAAGCGTGCATAAGCAGGTATCTACCTTCTGACGGCACATTATTCTCATTAAGTGCCTTGGAAGCTGCTCTCAGCTTTTCAATATTCATGTTACTTGAAGCACCACCGACTGAAGTGAGAACTGTTGATGGAGATCCAGCAGCGTCAAGTGCATCAATGCAAAGCTGGTCCATTCTTCTAGCGATAGATTTAGATACCACCTCGACAAGCTCCCTTCTCTCATCAAAGTTGATGTGAGATTGATGGAATATGTCGCTGTATTCAGCAGCTATATAATCGCTCATTGTTGCTGTGACTTGGCTGTATGTAACATTTAGCGGTGTCACATCTGTTTGAGGCACTCGAACAGTTGCAACGCCTTTACCTATTTTAGGAAATTTGACGGTGTTGCCCTGTACGCCTGTACGTGTTCTCATAGTTCCACGTAACAAAGCCTCGGCTTGATATGCTTGTTTTACCTCTGATTCGAAGAGAGTAACAAAAGCGTTGGTTATACTCTGTGCCATAGCACTTTCTCCTATTAAAGTTAGAGTTATGACGCATACCGTTGACCGTTTATTAGGGCGGTTGCTTGCATGAAATAGTCATGCCACTAGTGGGTTCACCACATAGAAGGGCCGCAAGCGGTTAGCCTTCGCATACCATAATAAACTAATTTAATTTATTTTGCAATAAAACTAATTATTTGATTTTAACCATTGCTGTTCTATCTTAGTTCTGAAAGATGGATCAGTCTTCCATCTTGGGTCAGCAATAGCTGCTTCAAGATCAGAACGGCTCATTTCTGGAGTAGAAACAGCTCCTTGAATTGGTATACCCTCGTTTGTTAACGATGAATGATATTTAAGGAAAGCATTGATAGCATCAGCATTATTAAGGCTGTAAGCAATAGCTTCACGCTCTTGTGTGTTAAGTGGTGCTTTCATTAACAATCGCTCAGTCATAGCAATCTTTTCTTGTGCTCTTTCACCTAACTTATTCATCTCTTCTCTACGATCTACCTCGACAGCTTCATTCGCATCATTGCTTAATTCTAAAACCTTTGATGCTAAATCATTAAATGCTGTCTGTGAGATACCGTATTCTTTTGCCCATTCTGTGTAAGCAGCAACAGTTGGATCTTCTGGATCTAAACCTTTTTCAACCAATTCTTTGATATCATAATCACCATCTGGAGCTTTATGTTTGCCAGCCTTGAATTGCTTTTCTAATTCAGCATAAGACTTTGCTAACTTCTCTACGTCTGGACCGTCTTCATCCCAAAACTTTTCTGGGTAATAGTCAGGACGCTCTAAAGGTGCTTCTTCCTCAGTATCTGTTGTGTGCTGTGTCGCATCTGCCTTAGCTTCTTCATGCAATGGTATTGGTGCTTCTTGCACATTCTCTGGTGCTTCCATTGCTGCTTCTGGATTAATTAAAGGTTGCTGCGTTATTGCGGCTTCCTCTGTGCCTTGTACGGCTTGTTGATTATCCATTGTTACTCCTTTCGACCCTTTTTTCTATTAAACGTACTATTTCAGCCATGCCAGTTCTGACATAACCATAAGATGAATCCTCGCCTGGATTCCAAGTTGGTTGTTCTATTGTTATTTTTCTTAAATGATGTAGGACTTTTTGTCCTTCTTCTGATTTGAATACACGTCCATACATGATATCTATGTCATCTGCTTTTATTGGTTCAGCAAACGCAGTCTCTAAAGACTCCCACCCATCAGCGTCGCTCATTGAATAGCTCCCTCCATAGCACCACCGTCAGTCATTTCTTGTGGCTGTTCCATTTGTTGTTGCATTTGTGCCATTTGTTGCAATATTGCCGCTTGCTCTTCTGGACTGTTTAACACATTCTGGTCTATTCCTAGACGCTCTGCAATAAATTCCAGGACTTTAGGAACAGCAATCGTTGCTTGTCCTTGCGGTCCCATAGAGTTTGCAATCTGCATATACTGCACAATATCGTTAATCTCTTGTAGCTTTTGTGCCTGTGCTAGCGGTGATACTGGAGTTACTTTAACTTCAACACCATTAACCTTTAGCGGTAAGTCAATTAGTCCTTGCTGGTCTAAAACAAATAATACTCGACTAACTATCGGTACCATTGTTTCTGTTATAAGTCTACCAAATGCACTACCTAGATTTGTTGCAAGTTCTCTTGTTCTTTCTGCTATCTCAGTAGCTGATCTTGCGGACATATTATCAGGCGGCAATGTATCGTCCATCATTATTTTCTTAATAGCAATACGTAAGTCCTGGATAACAATTTGGCTTGTATTG